GGGTCTCCAGCTGCTGTGTCGTTATAAATCATTGCGCCATATGCTGTAATGGTTGCAGATGTAAATGACAAGTCAGCAAAGTCGGTAAACGCTGTAGTGCTTGAAGATGTTGGGGTAATGTTAGTCAACGCACCGCCACCAGCTGAATAGCTACCAGAAGCTGCTACTTCGTTGGTTGCTGTATAAGCTGTAGTTGCTGCTGTAAATGACGCTGAGTTGTCATACATTGCCAGTTTAAAAGTATTACCAGTACTAGCCGTAAAATTGTGCGTTGCTGTCATTAGCTGCACTTTAAAGCTGGTACACATAAAATTGCCTGTAAAAGCCATTTTGGACTCCTATTCGTCTAAAAGTTTAATTAATTCGGGGTGACCAGCTTCCCTTAGCTTGTGAGCTAGTGTTACACGATCAAATTTTACTGCCTCATTCATGTAAAAAACCAACACACCACGGATATGATTACGGAAGGCATTTGCCTGATCACGAACCAAAGGATGGGATTGATCCCCTACTTGAATAATTTTATCTAGTGCTCTTTCAGCTACTTCCTCTGGCGTAAAGCCTCCATGATCTTTAGTAAACACATGGATTCCGTTGGATTCACCTAAACCTTGTACGCTAATCATTTTACTGGATACCTCACTTGACCGCTACGATAAGAGTCTTGACGATCTTTAGCATCACCTAATTGTTTGAGTTCTACCATAGCTTCATCGTAACGGGCTTTGTAATTTGTAAGAACATCTGCATCAGACTTCATAAATGTTGCTGCTTCTAAGAGCGCCCCATAGACCAATACCATAGAGAAATTGTCCCCAAGCCAGCTTGTACCAGCAGTAACAATAGAGGTTGGATAGTAAAAATAATGCAATTCTGTAGCGTAATTAGCATTTGGAGTAGGCCCCAAAATAAATGCACTATTGTCAAATACAGCGTAATACTCTGGCTCTCCGTAAAAAGCAGTGTCAGTATCTGGATAAGCCTCACGAATAAAGTTCACATCTTTGTTTAAAAGATAGTGATATTCGTTATTGGCATTAATTACTGCAAGGCTAAATGTAGCCAACCAATCCGTAGGAATTTGAAGATATTTATTGCCTGATGTCATGTTACCTGTAACGTTCTTACGGAACGCTGGCATCTGCACCATGTTATAGATGCGTTGTTCTGCCAACTGTACAAAAGTAGCAATCTGTTGCGCAGATGTAAACGACCCAACCGTTGCTGGGAAGTCGTTTTCAGCGTAACCTTTAATCGTAGAGGTTAAATCAGCATAATTCATTACGCCATTGGTCCTCTAGAGGTAAAACCTTTAGTTGCTGCACCAGATCCACGTTGTTTAATTCCAGAAGTTTTAATGTTATCAGCGGCTGGATTACCCATTGATACACGTTTTGCTGGCATACCAACTGTAGTGCTATCAGAAGAAACTGAATTTGGATCTACCAATTTTGCTGTAGAATTTTTCATAACTTTACCATCCATAGTGTGTGGTTTGGCATAGACTTTGGCATCGCCAACTTCTTTACCCATAACTTTTTTGCTAAACATTATCGACCTCTTCCAGCTTTCTTCTGGTTTGCTACACGAGCAAGATTACGACCCATATCTTTCATAGCCATAGAGCTAACGCCCATTTTCTTACTGGCACCCTTCATTGTAGCGGCTGTTGGACCACTATCGCCTAAATTTTTACCAACGGTTTTACCTTTGGATTCAATACCACCTGCGCCTTTTTTGAATGACATTTTCTACTCCTAAGTTGTTGTTACTGTTACGACACCTACCACACAAGATGGGGCAAGATCATTTGGTGTTAAACCGTTATCTCTAGCACCGCCAACAGGGTTCCATCCCCACTGAAATACTCTACTGCCCCCTTGGGGTACTCCATTAGCATCTGGGTTAACGCTATTTGTTAATATTACCTGTAAACCGTTATTTCCAGAAACTTGATAACTTACATCTGGTCTTGGTTCCCGAACCGCTTGTGGGTCATCAACAGGATACATACCTAATGATAACTGCGGTTGGTCTGGTTCCCAACACTCAGGACAAACCTTTATATTCTTCATTTGCTGCTTTACAACCAGCTTTCTAAGCTCTTTTAGCTTATAACGCTGACCGCATCGATCACATTCCGCAATGGCAAACTTGCCACTACTGTACTTATTAGCCATAGAAGGTAGTCCTTGGCACGAATCTAGAGGCGGCTTTCTCCCTATCCTCCGTAGATGCCATCAACCATTGTTCTTCGTACTCGCTTTTTAAAAATTGCATTCTTGGTAAAGCATCTGGTAACTTCTGGCACAAATAGAAAGCCAATCCCGCTACCATGCAAGGCAGCAAACGGAAAGGAATATCTGGCTCTACCGTGCCGTTAGTGCCAGCGTCTTGTATTCTGCGTAATCTCCAGTAAACAAATGTATAAGGACTGCCACCAGCATCGGGGGTGGGCCAGACGTTAATACAAGGAAGGTTTTGTACTGTAATTGCTGCGCCTGTTGTATGGGCAGCTGCTGTAGTACCGTTTTGACCACGATAGCAGTTTGTTAATACATTGCCTACAACGTTAGCGTAGCTAATGGTTTCGTTATCAATCTTAATAAATCCACCAATAGGAAGGGCACTAGCGTCACTAACAGTAATAGATGTGGTCGTAGCATTAATTGTGCCATTTAAGGTTACAGAGGTTAGATTAGACTGCCCTGATTGGCGGTTAAACCACATCTGAATAGGGCGACCAGTAGTTAACTTATTTGGAATAGTAGAGTAAGTAGACTCTGAAATACGAGTAATATTGATGTCTATTTGAGTGCTTTGAATACCGTTATTTTGGCGAACAACAGTATCTAAAAGATCAATCGTATTGACGGGAACAGGATAAATAGCTTGTCCAGTAACCATTTCAATCTGACCTTGTTCAATAGTCCATAGGTTAATACCACGATTAGCCCACTCAATTGTCATTAGATTCAATGACCTACGAGCAGTACGCATATCATAACCAGTACGCAACTCTTGACCACAACGCTCAAAAGCCTCTTCAATGAGGTTATTAAGGTCTAGGTTAAATGTAGTTGAACCAGATGTGCTCATATTTTCCTAAATGGCTTTACTTTTGCTTTTACCTTTTGCGGCTGCGGCACGAACTGCTGTCCCCGTGCTTTTCCTGCTCGTTTTGCTTTTGTCGTTGCTGCGTACTCCTGCGGACTTAGGGCTTCTATTGCTTTTTTTGGCAGGTACCGTTCCCCCGTCTTGGACGATGGTTTCCCTGACTTGGTTGTCCACTTCTGGTCTCCCCAAGCCTTTAAAGATTTTTGCGATTTTGCTAATCCACTCATTTATATCCACCGCCAGCCGCCTTATATTTTTTTGCTACTAGTTGAGCTTTACGAGCTGACCATTGACCAGCGCCAGTACCATGTGTTGCAGCTGCTTTAACTTGAGAAACAATCCGTTTACGTAAGCTGGGTTTTGTATAATTACCCGCAGCATTAACCTTACCGCCTTCTTTAAATTCAGTAAAGTCGGTGTCATCCCTACGGGCTTTCTTTTTCCCGCTAGGCATTTTAGAGGGGGAGATAGCTCCCATTCCTCTGCTCGGTCTCATACCATTTTTCCACGGGTTTTACCCTTAACACAGCATCCGTCTGCACGTTTAGAAGCAGAAGACACTGTACCGCCTTTAGCTTTTTTAACTGGCTCTTTATATCTTGCTGGCTTACCTTCGTAAACATCTTGCAAACTGCGCTGATCCATCTTATCGGTGGTTACCTGTTGCAAAGTGCGTTGATCCATCTTTCCTAAAGCATCTTTAGCTACTTGCTCAAGGCTACGTTGATCCATGCCTTTAACCTTATCCATTACATATTCTTTAGCTTTACGTAATGGGTTCAAAATTAGATTGCGAGTCTCTTCATTCTCTTTACGGTCATCTTCGTAAGTCTGGTCATATCCATTTTTAGCCATGATTAAGCCCTTGTCTTTCCACGAATTGCACAACCATCAGCACGTCTAGATGCTGAGGATACAGATCCACCACGTTTAAACGCACCAGATCCACCGTCATCCGCCATACCAGATCGTTTAACTGGAATCTTTTTACCAGATTTATTTAAAACTTCTTTAACGCCCATGTTTTCAGTTGACCCGCCAAAGTTTGGCTTGCCTTGTTTAACGGGAATATCTTTGCCTTTAACGCTTACAGTTCTGGTTGGCTTTAGTGCATCTAATGCCTCGGATGGGTTAAATCCTTCTTCAGCTCTACGAGTAACGTTTTTAGCTGCGCCTTCAGCAGCTTCTTTAGCTGTACGTTTTGCGCCCATATTAACTACTTGCTTGAACATACCTTTAAGCAATCCAGCGCCAGGAATGTAGTTTTCTGGCTCAACACGCTCAAGAGCTTGTTTTTTAACTAAGCTGTCCATGCGTGCTCTTTCAGCATCCATGTCTACTGCTGGTTTAGCAGGGGCTACAGTTTGAGAAACTTTAGAAGTACTTTTGGCGGCTGAACGAGTTACAGGTGCGCCAATATTACGAGACTCTTCACTAGCATTTTCCACAAACTTCATGGCTTTGCTACGAGTGTCATCGTCAATACTAGGAACTGGATTCTCTGGATCTACTGTTGAGTACCCACCATCAGAAAACTTACGCAGTTTCTTTCTCATGTTAGCAAGCTCCGCCAGACTTCATAGTAATCATTTTGCCTTTGGTGTGACCTTTAGAAACGCATCCATCAGCACGGGTTACACCGCCTTTAGCCATCTTGTGCATACGCTTCTCATGCCCTTTAACTGCCTTAGCAGCTACTTTTTTCATCATTGGCATATCTTCTTTAATATCTTCGTGTTTCATCATCCCGCCCTTTTTAAATGTTTTACCTTTGTCGGCAGCAGCAAAGTCTTTGCCAACGGATTGAGGAACGCCTACTTTTTTAGCCATTTTGGGGCTATTAGCAATCATTTCCATAAAATTGTGTTGTTTTTTAGAGACACTTGGCATTATTTACTTCCTAATAAGCTCATCAATTTTGCTTTCAAGCTTGTTAAACCTTGCGTCCATATGTTCAACAATGCGCTCAACTTCTGCTTTAGTAACGTTATCACGAGCCACCTCTTCTCTTGTTTTGTTTAACAAAATATCAATGCGTTTTAGTTCATTGAACTTTTCATGCATCATATAACCAATTAGGGCTACAAATATAGTTAACCCGCCTGTCCAGAGTTCCATCATATTTAACATTTCCACCTCGCTAAAGAGGCAGCCTTTCTGGTTGGTCTGCCTTTTTCATCCTTCATTGGACCTGGCATACCAGACATACGGGCACAGAATGATTTCTTACGAGCACCGCCTTCAGGCTGTGGAGCTTTTAAATTCGAGCCAGTAGCCGCATTATATTTAGCACGACCTTTGGCGGTAAGCCCAGCACCCTTAGATACAGGCAACTTTTCACCACGACCAATCGCAAGAGAGACTCCCTTTTTCTTTTTAG